CCCAGATGCAGGTAGCTTTGTTTATGAAGGCCAGCGCACGTCCGAACCACATCCGTCCGAACCTGCCATCAACCCGTGCAGCTAAACGTGCCAGCTATACACGTCAAGAACGCAAGAAGAACTTCGACTTGTATTCCCACGGTATCCAGCATTACTACGCACGGCAGGTCTTCGAAGAACGCCGGGCTGTCTATCAGCATAACCACAATCTGAGCCGTCTGGTAAAGGCAACTACCATCATCGCACGTGCAACTAAGGGAGTACCAACTTATGCGTAATATCATGCAAGCAGCATTCAAGAAAGCAACAGAAGACCGCCGAGGACTCCCTGCCCATGTCTTTGCTCTGGGTGTCCGCATCCTGAACTCACTGGATCGCGCAACTCGCCGCGACTTCCGCTTCCCCCGTAAGCCGTTCACTACGAACCTGAGTTTCAAGACGTACAACCAATTGAAATCACAGGGGATTGTATCGTGAAAATCGGGACAATACACGCAGTAAAAGGTAACACAGAAACCTTGTGTGGTGGATGCCTATTCGCGGGGACTAGCTTAGAAGGTAGTTCATGCTTCCGACGTGGCCGGGAAAGATTGATGGATTCCCTAGCAAAGCAGAATGAACCATGTGGAGAGTTAGGGGTTATCTACATCCTGAAACCCCAGAAGGTTAAGACCAAAGCATGACCAGCCGGGAGGACTCCGTGTTCTCCCACCACGAACCATGCCCCTCATGTGGCAGCAAGGATAACCTCAGTCGCTATACAAGTGGCTGGGGTATCTGCGTTTGTGGTCACAAGGAGAAACCCGATGGTGAATACAAAGCACCTACACAAACTTCTAGGAGTAATCCATTGAGCACTGACCTCATCGAAGGTGAAGTACAAGCCCTCGGTAAACGGGGGATCAGCGAAGAGACTTGCCGAAAGTTCGGCTACAAGATAGGTACTGACAAGAATGGTAAGACTGTTCAGTTAGCTCCTTACTATGATGGAAACGAACTGGTTGCACAGAAGGTTCGCTATGCCAATAAGGACTTCAAGTTCATTGGCGAACCCAAGAGAGCTGGGCTATTCGGTCAGCAACTTTGGGGCACATCTGGGAAGATGATTGTCATTACTGAAGGGGAGATTGATTGTATGTCAGTCAGTCAACTTCAAGGCAACAAGTGGCCTGTGGTATCCATACCGTTAGGCGCTCAGGCTGCAAAGAAGGTACTCCAGAAACACATAGAGTACCTTGAGGGTTTCGATTCGGTAGTCCTGATGTTCGATATGGACAAGCCGGGTCTGGATGCTGTAGCTGAATGTGCTCCGTTGTTCTCCCCCGGTAAATGTAAGGTAGCCTCGTTGCCCCTCAAGGATGCTAACGAATGCCTTCAAGCGGGGAATGGATCAGCAGTTATCAATGCTATCTGGCAAGCCAAGCCATACCGCCCTGATGGCCTCGTGTCCCTTGCGGACTTACGTGAGGAAATCGAGAAGGACATCGTACTGGGATACCCGTGGTTTCTACCCGAACTCACAGCGAAAACCTATGGTAGACGCTTGGGTGAGATAGTCGCCCTCGGAGCTGGTACTGGAGTTGGAAAGACTGACTTCATAACTCAGCAAGCAATCTACGACATCACTGTTTTACAGATGCAGGTTGGTTGTATCTTCCTTGAACAGAAGCCCGTTGAAACTGGCAAGCGATTGGCTGGTAAGTTGGTTGGTAAACGCTTCCATGTGCCTAACGCAGGGTGGACTAAGGATGAACTGCGCTCCGCTTTGGATGCAATGGGCGACCGAGTGACATTCTATGACTCCTTCGGGCAAACCGATTGGGAAGTAGTGGCTGCAAAGATTCGCTACATGGCTATCTCCCAAGGTATCCAGTTGTTCTACTTAGATCACCTGACAGCTATGGCTGACACCGCTGACGAGAAGGGGAGCATCGAACAGATTATGAAAGAGCTGGCAGGTATCGCCAATGAACTCAACATCTGGATTCTCTTTGTATCCCACCTGTCCACCCCTGAAGGCAAGTCGCACGAAGAGGGAGGCAGAGTGACCATTAAGAATTTCAAAGGCTCTCGGGCTATTGGGTTCTGGTCACACTTCATGTTCGGCATTGAACGGGATCAACAGGCTGAAGATGAAGAGGATCGTGGCTCGCTGTTCCGTGTGCTGAAGGATCGGTACACAGGGCAAGCAACGGGCTTCACGCTTCCTTTGGGATACGACACGAACACCGGAATGCTATCCAGCGGTGAGCCTTCTACAGTACCCAGCTCAGGTGCATCACGCTTCAACTTTCCATCTGAGGAAGACCTCGATATACCTTTCTAGTTTCACCCCTTGACTCCCCAAGCCTCTCACGATGGATACGTCCTGACTAAAGCTCACTCTGGGAGTCCCTTATTCCTATAATCCTCAAGGAGTTACATGGCTTTAATTTTCGACATTGAATCCGATGGATTCCTTGAGCAGACTACACAGCTTCATGTTTTGGTTATCAAGGATACCGAGACTAAGCGCATCCACAAGTATTCATGCGGTCACGCCCGTGATGGCCTAAGGATGTTATCCGAAGCTACCTTCAACAAGGTTCACATCGTAGCCCACAATGGGATCAAGTTCGACATCCCAGCTCTCCAGAAGTTGTACCCGTGGTTCACCGTTGATCCTACTTATGTGCGGGACACTCTGGTTATGACCCGGCTCATGTTCCCTGCTTTATTGGATCACGACCTACGACTTATCGGTAATGGGCTGTTACCGCCGAAGCTCCTAAAGCGCCACTCCTTGGAAGCATGGGGTTATCGCTTAGGTGAAAAGAAGATCGACTATATGGAGTGGTGCGCCAACATGGGCATCACTGAGCCGTTCGCGGTGTGGTCGCAGGAGATGGAAGATTATTGTGTGCAGGATGTACTGTCTCTGGAGAAACTCTATGAGCACTGCATGGCACAGAACTATCCACAGAAGCCCGTTGACTTAGAACACGCAGTCCAGTGGATCATCGCAAGGCAGGAACGCTACGGCTTCCTCTTTGATATGAAGGCTGCTTCGGAACTCTATGGGAAACTCGTAGATCACAAGGCACGGCTGGATGCTCAGGTAGCTGAAGTGTTCTTCCCCATGTTGCTCCCTGAAGGTCGAGTAGTTACCGAACCAAAGGTAAACAACAAGACCCGTGGGATCACCAAGGGCGCACCCTACTGCAAGATGAAGGTAGTTGCATTCAACCCCGGCTCTCGGGATCACGTATCAATCTGGTTCAAACGGCTGTTCAAATGGATTCCTAAAGAGTTCACTAATGATGGCAAGCCCAAGGTTGACGATAAGATTCTCAAGGCTCTCCCATATCCAGAGGCGCAGTTCCTCGCTGAGTACTACATGGTTCTCAAGAGGATTGGGCAGGTTGCCGAAGGGGATCAAGCATGGTTTCGCCATGTAAGACCTAATGGAAGAATCCATGGAAGTGTGATTACCAATGGGGCTGTCACAGGTCGCATGACCCACTCGCATCCCAACATGGCACAAGTCCCAGCAAGCAAGAGTCCATACGGGCATGATTGCAGGGCTGTCTTTATTGTCCCTAAAGGTAAGAAGCTGGTGGGTGCAGATGCCGCTGCTCTTGAGTTGCGATGCTTCGCTGGCTACATGGCCTTATGGGATCACGGAGATTACATCAAGGTCATCTTGGAAGGTAAGAAGGAACTCGGTACGGAGATTCACTCGGTTAACCGAAAGGCTCTTGGTATTGATTCCAGAGATACAGCTAAGACGTGGTTCTATGCGTTCCTCTATGGAGCTGGTGATGAGAAGCTGGGAACTGAGCTAGGCGCAAAGCCCGGAGCAGCAGCCCGTAAGTTAGGCAAGGCATCCCGTGAGAAGTTCTTAAAGTCCCTACCTGCGCTGGGTAAGCTAGTTGAAATGGTGCAACTCAAGGTCAAGAAGCAGAAGTTCCTCAAGGGACTCGATGGTCGTGTACTCCACGTCCGGTCAGCCCATGCAGCCCTTAACACCCTCTTGCAATCAGCGGGTGCAATCCTGATGAAGCAAGCCCTGGTCTTCTTAGATCACAACTTACAACAGATGGGATTCATCCCAGGAGTTCATTATGAATTCGTTGCGAACGTCCACGATGAGTGGCAAATAGAAGTCAATGAGGACATTGCGGAACAAGTCGGGAAGAGTGCGGTTGAAGCAATGGAACAAGCTGGAAGACATTTCAAGTTCCGATGCCCGATCACTGGCGAATATGGTATTGGCAGCAATTGGTCAGAAACTCATTGATCTACTTGTCTACACCTGTGACACCCACTTCACGATTCAATCTGATTACGCACGGCGGCATTCGCAGTTAGTCGCCTGTGCTGCATCCCTCGGTTTAATAACAACAATCCTACCTGAAGGCACGATCACTAGAGAGTGGCGCGTGTCTGAGGCTGGACTAAATCTTTTAAGGAGTGAGCATGGACATACAAGACATTGCTAAGAAGTTCGCCCTGATCGGCTTACCGCTCTTAGGTGCAGCACTGCCGATCCCCGGAGGTATGGCTCTAGGCACAGCCCTTGCGGCTTCGCTGGGTTGCCCTAATGGAACGCCCGAAGAACTACTCTCTCATCTCACGGCTAACCCTGAGCAGATCGAGAAGGCCCGTGAGTTCGAGCTGGAGAACCGTAAGGAAATCCTACTGGCAACAATGACACACGAACTGGACACCTACCGTGCTGAAGCCTCAGACCGGGACTCCGCTCGTAAACGTGATGTGGAATCCACGGATGGTACTAACCGTACTCTGGCCTACATCATCATCGGGGCATTCATTGCGATGGCTGGGGCTACCCTGATGGGCTGGGCTAAGGCCGATAGCGTCATGGCTGGCACAGTCATTGGCTACCTCAGTGCCAAGGCGGAGCAGGTCATTGCGTTCTACTTTGGGTCAACCTTCGGATCACAACGTAAGACCGAGCTGTTGTCTCAAGCACAACCAATAGGAGTTAAGTGATGTTCGTATATACCATCGGTGATGTTATCGCCGTACTGTTTTTCGCACTGGCGATCCTGCTTGCTGGTTTCGCCTATGGACTCCACAAGATGACTCAGTGGACTAAGGGGCGCAAATGAGAGTCATTCGTTCGCACTTTGGCAGAACCACAGAAGTACATCCATTCAGGTGTACTTGCTCCGAC